TGAACTAAAGGCTCAATTTGGAGATAACGCTAAATATGTAGTGTTGGAAATTATCGAAGCGTTAAAAGTGACAACAGGACATTTGACCATCAAAAATAACCTTGAAAGATCGGAGTTAAATGATGATTTTGAATATTGGAGGCGGATTAAAGCACAACTTTAAAATAATTAATTTTGATATTTGAATAAATAAGAGTACGTTTGATAAAAAGAATTGAAAAATAATCACTAAACATGTTGTACAACATGTGATTATATTTGCAGGACAATATGGATTTTGTATCTTTACATATCCTAAAGTATGGGATTTAAAAACGACAAAATGACAACTTTAACTTCAGAAAAATACGGAATTGGAACTTTAATCAGCGAAGAAAACGGCAAAGTATCTATTCAATTTGAATCTGGAATTAAATCTTTGATCGTTAAGTTTGCAAAGTTGACCAATGAAGACGGTTCAATATTTGAAGGATCAACCGGCGATGTAGTAATTGAAGCAAAACCAGAAAACAAATTCAAATCAAACGGAAGGACAGCAGAACAGAAACATGCTGAAAAAATGAGTATTACGGCTCACAGTAATTATGATCGTTTTGAACTTCAAAATTGGTACAACGAACACCAGGAAGCCGTTAAACATTCTTGCTTATCTTCATATTCAAACAAATAATAATTAAAGCCATGACAAACGAAACTAAAATTCAGATTTGGAACAACTTACCGGAATCAGAAAAGCGCGCAATGGGTGATTATTGGATCACTAATGAACAATATTTGCAAGCGTGGAATAAGCCGTGGGATCAGCTAAGCCAATTGAAAAAAGAGCGTGTATTAAAAAGCGTTGAAGAATTTAGTAAAATTGAAAATCACCATTTTATTTCGTAATTCACACGCCGGACCAACTATCCGGCTTAATTTTTTGATATGAAAGCAATAAAGACAACAACCAGGAACGAAAATAAAACAATCGCACGTAGATTGGGTACGATTGAAGCAAAAGAAGCATTAATTGGATTTAATAGAAACAACCGTATCACAGGATTAACAAATGGCGCATTTAGTCTTATTTCGTTAATTGAAGCCGCTTTGGAAATTACAGGGAGTGCAGATGTAATAATATCCACATGGTCAGCCGGAATCTATGATATTAGTGCAGTTGGTTCGCTCATGGAATCAGGAAACATCAAAGATTTTAAATTGATCATAGATAGGTCATTTGCAACCCGTAAAGGTCAATATACGGTAACAGTCGATGAAATATTTAAACCAGAAAACATCAGAACAACAAACACACATTCAAAATTCGTATTGATCAAAAACGATGATTGGAACGTATGTATAAGATCATCAATGAATTTGAATGAAAATCCACGGTGTGAAAACTTTGAGCTGGATAATGATATTGATATTTATAATCTATTTAATGATTTTGCGGTTGAATTATTTTCAAAACAAAGAGTTGGAATTATCGAAAGTAGGGCGGTGGTTGATAAGACATTTGGAAATCTTTTCGGAGATGATGAATTTATGACAGAAAACACTAAATTTGATGTTAAAATTGAATGGTAATTACATATTAAAAGCAATGATATAGCAACGATGCCAAAACCAGAAAATATAGTAGGAAAAGGATTTGATAAAAGACCTGAAAATATCAACAGATCAGGGGCAAACAGAAAGACTATTTCATCAGTCAATAACGATCTTGAAAAAGAAGGGTACAAAGAAGCATCAAAGCAGGATATAACATCTTGCTATTTGCGCTTAATTCAAATACCGATTACCGAGCTTAAAAATATGGCTCAAGATGATAGTCCGTTGCCATCTATGATTAGGATTGTAGCGAAGTCAATATTATCCGGCAAAGGGTTTGATGTGATTGAGAAAATACTTGATAGGGGTATTGGGAAGGCTGCAAACTCAATTGATGTGACCACGTTAGGCGAAAAGATTGAAGCAACAACAGTTGTAAAAATTGGTTATGGACCAAAAGAAGATTGAATTTAAATTTAATCCGAATTTATTTAATAATGTATATTGGCATTTAGAACGGGCATTTAATGACCCGTTAATTCGTTACATATGGATGTATGGCGGTTCGTCTGCATCAAAATCATATTCTTTCACTCAATTGCAGGTTATTAAAATGTTGTCTGAACCGGATGAAAACGCTTTAATACTTCGCAAATTCGCAGTTGATATTCGGGATTCAATCTTTCAAGACTTCAAAACAATAATATCTGATTGGGGATTATCTGACTATTTTACAATTCAAATCAATTTTATAAAATGCAATTTGACCGGATCATATTGCAGATTCAGGGGCTTAGATGATTCTGAAAAGGTGAAAGGAATATCAGCGTTTAAACGGGTTCTTTTGGAAGAGATAAGTCAATTTGATGAAGTTGATTTAAAACAAATTAAGAAACGATTGAGGGGGCGAATAGGTCAACAGATCATAGGAATATTTAACCCTATTTCAGAAGAGCACTGGATAAAAACAAATATATTCGATAAAGAAGAACTAATCGAAGTTGACCAGGTAACGGAATCAGAAATAAACGGAATAGATACCGAAGATTGGGTAATTGACTTAAAACAAATTAACGCACAAGGAAACACGATAATTTTAAAATCAAATTACACTAATAACTATTGGATAGTTGGCAAATGGAGGCACGAAAAATTAGTAGGTGGTTTTGTAGATCAACATGTTATTGATGATTTTGAAAAGGATAAAATAACAGATAACGCTTATTATCAGATTTATGGTTTAGGTAATTGGGGCAAGATCAGAACAGGCGGCGAGTTCTGGAAGGATTTCAACGCTAATATTCATGTTAAAAATGTGAAATGGAATGAAGATTTACCCGTTCATATTTCGTGGGACGAAAATAGTAACCCGTATTTGACGTGTTTGGTTTGGCAAATAACAGGGAAACACGCTATTCAAATAGATGAAATTTGCCTACCTGATCCACGAAACAAGCGTATTCATGTTTGTAATGAATTCAAGAAACGATACCCATTAAAACGGGTTAAAGGACTGTTTATTTACGGTGACAGAACATCATTAAAAGAAGATACCGGCAAAGAGAAGGGCGAAAACTTTTTTACTGACATAATGGGTTATTTGAAAGATTACCATCCATCGTTGAGGTTGCAATCTGTCAATCCATCCGTGAGACAATCGGCAGACTTTATCAACGCTTCGTTTGCCGGACGTACAGATATTGAAATAAGCATCGGTTCAAATTGTCCTAAAAGCCTTTACGACTATCAATACGCATTAGAAAATTCAGCGGGCGACGGAGTAGACAAAAGAAAGAAAACACACCCAGTTACAAAGGTCAGTTACGAAGAGTTTGGCCATGTGTCGGATGCGTTCAGGTATATTATGACAGTGGCATTTGCAAGTGAATATCAAACCTACTTAAGAGGCGGAAGATATACCGCTCCAGTGATCGGAAAAAATGTTTCACGAAATAGTTATAATTAGGAAATTTATTTTTTATCTTTACGCAAAATGTGAAATTATGGATTCATTTATATTCATCGGAGACTACATAAAACAAATCCAAACGGATAACCTCCAGCAGGTTATAGGCAACAATCAAACGGTATTAGATGGTATTCAATTAGCGGCGGTCGAAGAATGTAAGAGTTTTTTAAAGAATAAATACGACATATCACAGGCTTTTCAACCGATCACGCAACACGACAAAACAAAAACATACAATGCAGGGCAAACAGTTTACTTAAATGCTTTGCCGTATTCACAAAAACCATACACGCTAACTGAACAGACATTACAGGACGGAAAGGTTTATTCCTGCACAACTTCGATAATTATACCTGAAATATTTACAGTCGCTCATTGGTCCTTATTAGGTAATCAGTACGACATATTTAACGCCGTAACACCCAATCCTGAATTTAACTACAAAACCATTTACCACAGAGGGGACAAAGTTTACTGGAATGGATCTGTTTACACCAACAAAATCGAAACCTCTATACTTGATCATTCGGCATTGTTACAGATAGGACAATCAGGAACCGAACGAATAGTTAATGTTTGGCCCGATGATCCAATTAAGGGCGTTCAATCGTGGGGTATGGGTGTTGCTTATTCTATTCCGGATAATACTGAAATAACCGATTCAAAATGGATCAAGGGAGATAACAGAGACCAGAAGTTACTTGAAGTCTGTATTAACATTGCAATATTTAAGGCTCATTTGCGTATTTCACCGCGAAACATCCCAGAAACAAGGGCTTATATGTACTGGGGCAATCCTGATGATCGTGTGGCATTAAGCGGCAGAATTATTTACCCGACATATTGTGCGTTAGGTTGGTTACAATCAGCAAGTGCAGGAATAGATATTACACCCGAATTAAATATGGTCCAACCCGATCAGGGATTAAGAACAAGTTATGGAAGTCAAACAAAACTTATCAATAATTATTGAAAATGGCATTAACTTGGAATAAAATAAGAAATTACGTTCCCTTCGGGGGTGGCTCGCTCAATCCTGGACTGAAACAGAAAGACAATAAAAACCTAACCAATTATCCCGCACCGGTTCAGTTACAGCGAATTAGGCAGGACATAGCAACATGGAGAGAAGCCGTAACGGAGGCAGAATCCGCATGGTATCCGCACCGGGTTAAGCTTCAAAAGCTATTTATTGACACTATCTTAAATGGTCACGTATCAGCCTGTATTGACCGACGCAAAGACTTAACCTTATTGAGAAAATGGGAGTTTGTTGATCGAAACGGTAAAATAGATCAAAAGACTACCGATATATTTCAGAACACCGTAAAAGGGCAATCACAAAATAAAGAATGGTTTAATAAGTTCTTAAATCACTCTTTGGATTCAATTTACTTTGGTTACTCTCTTATTTCTCTTGGTGACGTTATTAACGGCGAGTTTCCCGATTTGGACATCGTAAAGCGTTGGAATGTCTCACCCGATCGAATGAATGTAACTAATTTTACTTATTCAATTTCAGGGGCTAAATTCGAAGAAGAACCATACAAGAATTGGCATGTATATGTAAAGACTTACAATGAAATAGGAACGTCTAAAAGCGGTTACGGATTACTTTACAAGGTTGCCAATTATGAAATATTTCTACGCAACATATTAGGGTTTAATGGTGATTTTGTGGAGTTGTTTTCTCAACCTTACAGGGTAGGCAAAACAACAAAGAAAGCCGGTGACCCTGACTATGACGCAATGGCCGGCGCGATGCAACAAATGGGATCATCAGGATGGGCGTTAATTGATCCTCAGGACGAGATTGAGTTTCTTGAAACCGCATTAGGTGGAACAGGGTATAAAGGATACACCGATTTTGAATTGAGACTTGAAAAGAAAATCAGCAAGATCATTTTAGGACACGCAGACGCCATTGATTCAGTACCTGGCAAATTAGGCAACTCAGGCGAGAAAGCACCGGCAGAACGTGCAATGGAAGACAAGCAAACCAAAGACGGGGCGTTTATTGCCAATGTTGTAAATAATAGTTTATTGGTAAATATGAGAGCATTGGGCTTTGCTATTCCAGATGAAACTATTGCAGTGTTAAAAAACGATGCTGAAATAATGGAACTTAATAATGCAGTAATAGCTCAGGCGGTTGAGATGTTTAAGGCCAATCTAACGATGGATGGCGAATATTTTACAGCTCAGACAGGAATCCCGGTAACTGTACCACCCGAACCAATACCGCCAACTATTCCAATCATTAAACCTAAATTAACAGAATCAGTAAAAAACAAACTTGAAAAAATATATAGCCATGTTCACATTCATTAAAGAGTATTTTCGCAAAAGGTCACAGACTAAAGCGTATAAAAAGCTGCATACTGCACTATTGGACAATCCCAAACTGATGCACGATACCAAAAAGAGGTTCGAGTCTGCATTTGGGGTTAATCAAACTAATCGAACAAGACTACAATGGGAAAGACTTGTTAAGGTTTACGGTGCTGAAATGGTAGCAAAAAAAGAAGGGATGACCATCGAGGAGGTAACCAGAAAAACAAAGGAGACTTACAAAATGAAAGTTTTGAGGGCACTTTGCAATAACTAAATAGATTATCTTATCATAAGAATGCGGCAAAATACGGGGTTTAGACAAACAACATGGACAATTTTATCAAATGAGCGATAAATTCAAATATAGCGATGAAGAATTAAAAGACCTACTCAATGGCATCTATTCCGGTGCCATTACTGAGTATGCAATACCTGAATCATTATACATGCAAATTGCAAATTACCTTAAGGCTGGGTTATATGAAGGTTTCGGAGGTAATCTTTTAGATTTTACGGGCAAAGATTTGGAGTTACTCAAAGATTTAAGAGAAAACACCTTTATGTTCTCAGGCGGCAAGGCATACCATCAAATCAAAGAATACAGAACATTGCTTTTAGATGAATCAGGTAATTTAAGAAGTCAAAGAGAATTCACACAATTAGCAGCCAAAGAATTTGAAACATGGAATGTATCATGGGGATTAACTGAACGGAACACCTGTATAGCGCAGGCCACAATGGCCGTTAAATGGAATGAAATTGAAAAAAATAAAGATTTATTACCTGTATTGAGTTATTCAACTATCGGGGACGCCTGCGACATTTGTGCACCATTGGACGGATTAACGGCTCCGGTGGATGATCCGATCTGGAATAGCGTTTATCCAGTCAATCATTTCAACTGTCTTTGCATCGTTACACAACACGAAGAGGGCAAAGAACTGACACCCGATAACGAAAAGGACACTACTTTCGATTTAGTTACAAAGGAAATGAGCGATACATTTTTAATGAATGCCGGAAAAGATGGTTATATTTTCAGTCCGGACCATCCATATTTTGACGTTCCCGCAAAAGACAAAGACTATGCAAAAAATAATTTTAACTTGCCTATTCCTAATAAAGATTAAAATATGACACCACAAAAAGTAATTCAAAAACTATTCGAAGCAAGGGATGTACTCCATTTGATTCACCTGAATACGACTTCATACAGCGAACACAAAGCATTAAATCAATTTTATGATGGTTGGCTTGATCAGGTTGATAAATTCATCGAAACTTATCAGGGCAAATATGGCAGAATTGGCGGTACAATGACAATTGAAGCGAACGCAGGAACCAACAGCCGAACCTACTTAGTCGAATTAATGGCATACCTGAATGATGATATTTTAAACATTATTGAGCCGGCCACAGATTCGGATTTAGATAATATTATTGCAGATATGAAACAATTGGTAAATCAGACACTTTATTTATTAACTTTGAAATAAAAAAACAATGGCAAACGCACAAGACAGTTTAATCGGACCATCACCTCAGGATAAGATGATAGGCATAGAGCCGGTATTCGTAGTAGGAACAGGGGCATACACATTGCCAACAGGACAAGCGGCATACGCATGTTCTTGTAGGATCGATGCAACGCAAATATCTTCCATTACACCGGCAGGAGGCGCAGCAATATCGAATAAAACGTGGCAAAATGTAGCCTTAAATAATGGTGAATATATCCCGTTTCCGATTCCTATTACGTCAATCACAATCAATACTACATTGGGTGTTGTCCTTTGGATTCAGTCGTATAAAATTTAATCATGTCCAATCAATTTAATTTTGCACGGGTTCAGCAAAAACTGATTAGAGCAAAGCGAGAGATACTTGTTTTGCTACCAAATCAAGCGCAAAATTATTTTGTCAACTCATGGCAAAAACAGGGATTTGACGGCAAACAATGGGCGGAAGTTCAACGAAGAAAGCCAGGATTCGCCGCTTATAAATATCCAAAGACAAAAGGATTGCAAAGAAGAACGCAACCCATCTTAATCGGGTCCGGGTATAAAAAAAGAGGCGGTACACTTCGCCGGGCAGTTAGTTCGATGAGTAGAACGGCAACGATACAGAATGATGGGTTCAGAATGATTGTTGATTTGCCTTATGCAAGTTATCTGAATGACGGCACAGACAAAATGCCACAACGTCAATTTATTGGACAAACCGCGGAGTTGACTAGGATGCAGGAACAGAAGATAAATGAAATAATCACACGAATATTTTAATCATGGCCGGAATTAAACAACCATTAACCGATATTCTTTCGAGACTTGCAACAATTCAGGTTTTAAATTTAGACCGTCAAACGGTCAATCTTTATACCCGAATTTGGAACAATCAGTTGAACGCTCCGAGTTATGAGTATCCAACGCCAGCCGCATTTGTTGAGATTGTGACGCCTGTTGCATTTGAAAAAATGGGACAAGGTTATTTGAATGCAGATTTAGGTATTAAAATTCATTTAGTCCATGTATTTTATAATCAGGATGGAACATTCGAACAGGATTTGGAAGTATTTGATTTAAGGGATTCAATCATTAAAACAATGTCGGCGTATTGCCCGACCGGTTGCGGAACGATGGACGTGCAAAGCGAATATCAGGATTATGATCATACAAATGTTTACCATTACGTTATTGAATTTATTTGTAACTTTGTTGACAGTACAGCAAGCAAAGCAGAGAGAACCGGAATGATTGAAGAAATCACACCAAATTTAGATGTAATCGTAGCGAATGGAGGGATTCCGGCAACATTGCCAGAAACAGGATATTTTATAATTGATCAAAATAATAAACATAAATAATGAGCAGATCAGTAAGCGATATTAATATTCAGGTTGTTACTCAATTAGTGACTAATCTTGCAACCATTGGGATAACGGTAGATCCAAACAAATGGAGTAAGCGAAACATGTTAAGAATGATTTGCTTTACGTCTGCCGTTTGCGCTGCATATATCGAACAGTTAATGGATGCTTTGAAATTGTCAATTGAAACAACAGCGAGCCAATCGGCAGCAGCTTCGTCGCTTTGGATTCAGTCGCAAATGTTTGCTTTCCAGTTTTCACTATTAGATCCTCAAATATTACAGTTAATAAACACTATTCCGCAATATCCATTAATTGATACTAAATTAAGAATAGTAACGGCGTGTTCTGTTACCTCGACGGCTCCAAATGTTGTCACTATTAAAATAGCTAAAGGTAGTCCTTTTGTAGCGTTAACAGATATTGAAAAAGCAGCGGCTCAGGGTTACATCAATCAAAAAGGCACAGCAGGAATAAACTACACGGTCGAATCAAAGAACTCGGATAAGATTTACATCAACGCAAATATATTCTATCAGGGTCAATATTCGGTAGTAATCAAAACAAATGTAATATCGGCTATTGATTCGTTCTTGCAGAACCTTTCAATTACCAATTTTAACGGCAGTCTTAAGATTACCGATCTGGAGTCAGCAATTAGAAATGTAGAGGGCGTGAATGATGTTGTATTGCTTAATGTAAGAGGCCGCGAAGATGCCGCACCATTTAGCGCAGGAATTGACTTAATTTTGAATCAAACAACCATTGCGAGATTATGGAACTCGGTTGCCGGATATGTGAGCGAAGAAACAACAGCGCTAAAGACTTTTAATAATTCGTTGAATTTCATACCTGAATAATGAGTAAATACGACTTCAATATAGCTCCGGCAGTTATCGAAATACTTCCGCCCGACAAGAGGAAGCCGCGCACATTACAGTTAATCGATGCTTTATTGTCACCGCTTCAGTGGTCGCGTAATTTACTATTTGGATCGTATTACAATGGACTGATTGCTCCTGGGTATACTGTTAAGGCTTATAAATATTTAGAGCAGGCAACATATCAAAAACGGGTTTACGTTAGTCTGATTGAAAGCAACATTAATCCACCTTTACCAATGACCGTACCGGCAACATGGTTATTAATTCAAGATAACTTTATTGGCGTAAAAGAACGGATTCTTTACAACGGTTCAAAATTGGTTTTAGAGTATGCTTTAAATAAACAATTTAATTCCGTATTCAGACAGCCAAATGCACTAAGCGATATCTACATCACGAATGACACGCCGGTAATAGATGGTTTTTTAGTTGGAATAACAGAGCCTTTTTGTAGTAGCGTAGGGCAGACAACTTCAAGCAATGCAATCGGGGGTGATTTACCATCGGTTTATCTTAACAACTTTATCATTCACATTCCTACTGCTACATTAAATTTGACAGTATCAGGGAATACCGAGGCGGTGCATAATTTCGTAGACAAATACATCCCGGCATCAATAAGATATGAAATAATTAATTACATTTAACGAATAATAAAAACACCACAAAATGAAAATACTAGATGTTTCGGCCGTTACGGATGCGGCGCAAATAAAGATCAAAAAAGGAACATTACAATTTTTACAGGATGCACCAAAAGAAATTGTTTCGTCTGTTTTGGTCGGCTTAATTGGTCCGCTTTACAATCCTTTAGCGGTTTATATAATTCACGGATGTGTAAATACTGGCAATTTAATAAACTACATCATTTCGGCCGGTGCAGCTTTTTATCAAGGTGAAGTATTCCCGATTGACGCTGCAACATTTAGTGTGACGGGTTCTGATGTTGCTGTTTTTTCAATCGCAATAACTCAGTACACAACAAACGCCGACCCGATGACGTTCACAGATTCGACTACTCACAACGTCCATAACATACGTAAACTATCATTAGCAGCGGGGGCGACAGGATCGGGAACAGCGGATTATTCGCAGGCATTCTTTTTGAATTTTACTATTCCTGAAAAAGTAGTATTAACCGGCGCCGGAGTTACGGGGACTTATCCAAACTTTGTTATTCCAGGATTAAGCAACGCTTATCCTATTTTGTACGCCGGTAGTTTTCCGGTGGGCAATCTTTCGTCAACTTTGCAAAGTTTTAACGTGGTGTTTCCGACCGTTGGAACATCTGATTATTATGTGGGAGGCTCAGTCATAAGCGCAGCAACAGATCCGGCATGGGATATGGTATGGTGGGCAATAAAAGACCGTACTCCAACTGGATTTACATTAATCATGAAAGAGGGTGGCAATTGGACGCAAAGCATTATTTTTGATTATTGGTTAATAAAAAAAGTAGTATAATGAAACAACCGAAACCGATTGACATTTACAATTACGAAAAGGTAGGCAATCTTGCCGTAGATATGTGCGTTGCATGTATTCAGCACGAATTAAAGTTTAACAAGCCAATTAAGGCTATTATACTAAATAAGGCTAAATATGAAGTATTTCAGAGGTGGGCAGCAAAGGAGTGGGGCGAAGAACATGTTTACGAACAGTTTCTTATTGAAGGTGTTGAGATTCGCAAAGAATCCATTATTTTTGGCGGCGAATTAAGGATTGAATATTACAAACAATCTGAATTAGTATGATCCCAAAAGAGCGTAGATTTGTTGGTTATTTGCCGCCACTTCAGGCGCGATTAGTTAAAAATATGTCTGAACAGACCGGACAATCTGAAAGCTCGATTATAAAAGAAGCGGTTCAGGACAAGTTCAATAACATGCCACAACATGAGCGCGAAAAACTCTTAGGAGTTAAAAGATAGTTTTCTTTCACTTTTCGTTTTTAGTTTTGCCGGATCATTAAATTGGTCCGGTTTTTTGCGTTTTATTAAAAAAGTGTTACACTTTTCACTCATGCAATTCAATAAACTTACTTTTATTGCATGAACTATTGTATTGACCCGTCAGTAAGTGAGCCTATAATGCTCTTAAATAAGCACATCGGATTCGATGAAGATGACGGTATGGGTATTGATGGCAGTATATTTCAGCAGGAACTACTTCAACTTGATACACTTGGAAAGAAACGTATTCAAGTTTGGATTAATTCACCTGGTGGAGCTGTAACCGATGGATACAACATTTACAGTGCAATACTCAAATCTAATACCCCTGTTGACACTTATTGCATAGGTGCAGCCGCTTCAATTGCAGGGGTAATCTTTCAAGCAGGAAGAAAGCGGATAATGTCGGATTATGGTTGGTTGATGTATCACAATCCTTTCGGTGGTTCAGATGGAATTTTGAAAACAATGCAAGCAAGCATTATCAAAATGATTGAACAGCGTTGCGGAATGTCAGAAGATGAAGTTTCCCGAATGATGGCGCGAACTACCTTTATAGCAGCCGGTGAAGCTCTTAATATGAATCTTTGCGACAAAGTAGATGCAAGCGTAGATGAAAATACCAAATATCTACGCAAGATTACCGATCAAATGCAATTTCACAAAGAATGTAATTTAGTTTTAAATTCGATTTTAAATAATAACCCAAAAATTAGTAATACAATGATTAAAGTGTGTATGAAACTGGGGCTTAATGATGGCACTCCAGAGGAAAGTATTGTTCAGGCCATTGATGGGATTCAGAATAAGCTGAAATTAGCCGAACAAGCTAAAGACGAAGCTATTCAGGATGCGCAAAACAAAGCCAAAACGGCGGATGAAGAACTTGAAAAGCTGAAAAACAAATTCAAAAAGTTAGAGGAAGAAAAAGCCGCTAAAGATTCAGCCTACAACGCCTGTAAAGAAGCACTCGACGCAATGACCGAAGATAAAGTCAAAGCCGAAAACGCAATGAAAGAAGAAGAAGCCAAAAACATGGTTAGCAACTTTGCAAAACTTGGCAGAATCAAAAATGAAGCTACCGTTATTCTGAAATGGACTAACCTTGCAAAAGCTGACTTTGAAGGAACAAAGGCAATGATCGAAGATTTACCTTTGAATAAAGAATCTGTAAAAATCACAGATGCAACACCTAACAAATTAGGCGAACATGATCTGCCATCGAATGCAATCGGCTTAGCTGTTAAGAACAGGCTTAAACGTGAAGGCAAATTATAAATCTTAAATAAATAGAAACAATGGCATTAACAATTACAGATACAGCCTACGCCGGTACGTTCGCATCATATTTCTGGTTACCGGCTACCTTTGGAATGGACACCCTGCAAAAAGGCGGAGTCTATGTGCAGGATGGAATTAAGAAAACTCACACGATTGGCAGGATTGACTTTGCTAATCCATTACAGGCACGTACAGCAACCCCAACCGGTTCAGGTACATTTACCGTCGATGGTCGCAGCTTGACCCCTCAGGACTTGATGGTTTACACTGAGTTTAACCCGCGTGATTATGAAGCTCACTGGTTGGCAGAACAGTTAAGCCCAACTCTTTTAGCACGTGAACTTCCGGTTACTGCTGAAAACTACATGATGCAGGTAGGACTTGAAAGAGCATTTGAGCAGATCGAGTTAGGTTTGTGGCAGGGTTCAACAACTTATACAGCCGCTAAAGGATCAGCCGGAAACGGTCAGATTTGTTTCTTTGATGGTTTCCTTAAGTTAATGGTAAACGATTCAGCCGTTCAGAAGGTTTCTTCACCTTTTGCATTGACCGCAGCCGTAACGGATGGCAGCCATTACAACATCGTGGATGCTTTTAACGCTTTGATTAGTCTTTGCGCTTCGAATAAGAAAGCACTGTTAAGCAGGCCAACAAGGTACAAACGTTTGAAATTCTTTGTTTCGATTAATACCGAACAAATCTATCAAACATATATCACTACTACCTTAACGTTTAAGGGTGTAAATACAACCGAACAGGGAATTAATAAATTCAAAGGTTACGAGATTATCCCACTTGCCGGACTTCCAGATGATACTATTTTGTTTTGCGAAGGTTTGGATGATGTTAGTTCTAACTTGTATGTAGGCATGAACAGCACGGAAGATAATAACCTCCAATTGCAAAGACTTCAGGCTAATTCAGAGCTTTTCTTCCTTAAAGGTTTGATGAAGTTTGCCGTTCAGTATGGTTTCTCCGAACAAGTATTTTTGTTCACTACCTTAACATCAGGTTCGTTTAACGCATAATTAAAAATATAGGGGCGATTAATTTCGTCCCTTAAAACATATTCAAAATGAGTACACTTTCAAGATTTCCCAATGTTGCAGGAGCGGACAATACTGACAGAATCAGGAACAACGAGTATTTAACTCCAGCTTATGCCGCTACTATTGCACTACTACCGACAAAAAGCCGCACACTTGTAAATGTTTCCGCCTTGACCGGAGCTTTGACCGTTACTATGGGCGTTGGAACTTCAACGACTGCCCCTTATATAGGTGACGAAGTGATAATGTTATTTACCGCCGCCGCTGACCGAATCGTTACATTCGGAACCGGAACACTACCGACCGCAACACTTACAGTTTTAGCTGCAAAAACAGCAAACGTTAAGTTCATTTTTAACGGTGCTGCATGGTGCGAAGTTTCCAGAGCCGTAACTGCATAAGCTATGTTAAAGAGGCGTAAAGAGGAAATATTTGCCGCGTTGCCTCATGTTACAGAAATATGGGTAACGGATGACGGAGAGTTTCATTTGCACCCTCACAACGGAGGGGAAAGAGTCACAAATGAGCCTGAAATTAAAATAGCCGCTAAAATTATTTTGAAAGATTCTGATAAAGCGACTGAAAACATTTTAAATCTTAATGCAAAATGAGGCCAGACATTACATTTATTAAAGGTCAGGGATCAAGTAAAAGAGTAGGGGCCGGACAGGATTTTATATCCGGCCTTATTTTTTATACTGCATCTTTGCCTTCGGGATTTACCACCACTGCAAACATTAAACAGATGTTTTCGATCGTGGATGCTGAAAATGCAGGAATTAAATCGGACTATTCAGATG